GAAGAGCAAAAAGCCGCTCACCAACTACTCGCACGACGTGTTAAAGAAGCCATCGAGCGCGAAGCTCGGCGGTGCTGGGCGTTACGTAAAGAAGGGGAAACTTAAAGGGGCGGAGGTTTACACTCTGACTCTTACTGAGCGGGAGACTTGCCCGCAGTCTTGTGGACACTGGGATGATTGCTACGGGAACAATATGCCATTCGCGCACCGTCTCGAACATGGGCCGGAACTCGAAAACCGATTGATTGCGGAAGTAAAGGACAAGTGTCGAAAGGCCGCGGAGAAGGGGCGGGCCGTCTTGATCCGTTTGCATGTTTTAGGGGACTTTTATTCCGTAGGCTATGTCCGCATGTGGCGTCAGCTTTTGGTGCTACATAAGAACCTCTACGTGTGGGGCTACACCCACCATACAGCCAAAGAGGGAGGGCCCATCTACGAGGAACTCTTTGCCATCCGTAATGGGTTTCCGGACCGTTGGCACGTCCGTTGGTCCGATACTGGTATGCGCTTTAGTGCGAACTCGGAGGAACTCGGGACTCGGGGTATTGTCTGTCCGGAGCAGGAAGGGAAGACGGCCGCGTGCACCACGTGTTCTTTGTGTTGGGATGCACCCGATAAGAACATCATCTTTAAGACGCACTGACAAAATTGTCAGGCCGTCCCCCATATCACGTATGAGGCGAACATGTTAAAACGATTTGTCAGCACTTCTCTAAATGAAATTGTCAGAGACCGCTCCAAACCTATTTTTATAGAACGAGCCCTGACCGCCGCGAAGCACTGGAAGGGGCGGCCGCGCCCCATGATCGTGAACTTCGTTTTGTTCACGTATCTTTTTCTCTTCGCGTTTTTTGTCGTAAAAGTGTTTGCATAACCACCGCGGCACCGGTATATAATGTGCCTACCGGATCGGATAGGCCGACCGGATCACTTAGGAGGCTTTTAGCCATGAATAGTTTTGTAGATACACCGCGAACTGCCCAGCGTATCCAAGGCGGCTTGGAATACACGCACAGCGACCCGCGCAACGTCGACTTTTTCGCCGAGCTCGGATCGGTCCACAAGGTCCCACTCTATGACCGGTCCGGCCGGTTGTTGGATGGGTACTACGGGATCGAGAACAGCCGCACGGGGGAACTTTTGGATTCCCCGCCGGTTGCCAAAACCTACAAACTCGTCGACCACGCCCTCGCATTTGAGGAACAGGCGCGGTCTATTTTCGAGAATCCCGAACTCCCCCACGACAACCTGACTGTCGTTGATCGCATTTTTGACGATGGGCGGAAGGCCACACGGGCCGTCTACTTCAATGACCTCACCTTCGATATCGATGGGAAGGGGCAGGGGATCACGGCCCGCGCCGACATCGTGAACAGTGTGGACCTCTCTTGGGCTTTCCAAGTGTTCTCGGGTGCTTACCGTGACTACTGCCGGAATACGTGCGTTTTCGGGGGCCAGAAGGCCTACCACCAAAAGCGCAAGCACACGTCGAACCTCTCGGTCTCTGCGATGGTGCAGAAGGCGGCCCTCGGTCTGTCCATGTTCATGAACCACCGCGAGCAAATGCAACAGTGGCGCACCATTGAACTGGACCGGTCCCAGTGGGTTGAGATCCTCGAGAACACAGTGTGCAAGAAAGGCGGGGACGCCGCGGCCCTCAGTGTCGACAAATCCGCACGGGTGAACGGCCGGTTGCTCGACTACCTCGACCACCGCTTTACCGAAGAGCAACGGGAACTGGGGCCGACTCTCTGGGCCGGCTACAACGCACTTACGCACTGGGCCACCCACGTTGATGAAACATGGGAACGTCAAAACGAAGACGGGACGGTGACCGAACTCAATACCGGCCGCTCCACGTCGAATCCCCACAAGGTCCGACTCCAACGTGAGGCCAAGGTCCGGAACGTGCTCGAGTCACCCCAGTGGGAAGCACTGGAGTGTGCGGCGTGATTGACGTATTGAACGCCATCACCAAACTTTTATTGATCATCATCTTGTGCGCCCTCATTGGGCGCATGTTTGGATAGGGGAGAAAACCTATGAAAACTTTTGAAAACTACATGAACGACCTACGGGAGCACCGTTGGGCTTTACAATCGCTGACTGTCAAAATTCAAGGCATACAGCACCAGATCGATGAACTGGCCGACCTCTTGGGGGACGAATCAAAGAGTGCACGGGAGCTTCTCGACACCGCGGACTCGGCCAAGCCAACCTACCGGCCCAAGATCGGCGCGAAACACTTCCGGTTGCTTGCAATCTTGAACCACTACGGGAGCGCACCTAAGGCCCATGTGGCCAAGATCCTCGGGATGAAGGAATCCAGTGTGGATCAACTGGCGTGCCAGATCAGGAAGAACCACCTCGGGGACTTGGTTTCCAAGAAAGGTGTGTATACACTGCGTGCAATGGGAGACGGGGTGGCCGACTCTCAGGACTTCAAGCTTGTTTAACGGGGAGAAAACCATGAAAGCTAAAACGACTATCAACTTCAGCGAAGCACAACTGGACGCGCTTCGGACCCTACTTCTCAACGTAGGATGGCAGACACCAGACGAGGGGAGCCTTGGGCGTATCACCTTCTACCGCACTGACGAGGTGCAGGAGATCGCCAAGAACCTGTCTGACCTCTTGGAGCGGGCCGATACTTGCGGCATCACCACAGAGGGGCGCATCACGCGATAGAGACCACGCCGGCTTACCGTTGGGGTTGCATTCCCTCACCCCAACGGCATTCCTACCCCGCCCTGTGCGGGGTTCTTTTTGTCCACCCCACAGCGTCCCACTCTATCCCACCGGAAAAATGGTTAAACCGTTGGGAGGCCTAGGATATTGGCTTTTTCTATGTGTCCGGTAGATGCTATATATCCTGCCCGACACAGCAGTATTTCTGGGGAAATGGCCACGGGGGGATAGGGGGGGTATGCCCTCAGAATGGCCGGCGGGAACTGTCACTGGAGTTTAGGGGCGCACTACATGGGGGACTTACTTACGTGAGGGGGCGGCCCCTATGGTAAGCCGGCGATGGTGCGGTTGTGGTGTCGTCGGGCGGATCACTGAGGATAAATATTGTGTTTACTGGGGTGGGGCGGGCAAGGGCCACGGCACCCCCTAGTACTAGTGCTAGCAATCCCCCGATAATTTTTTGGGTTTTAGGTATGTTTCACGGAGGGAAGCTAATGTTTCACATGCCGGCTTACCGTTGGGGAACCCACGGGGCCCCAGCCGGCTTACCGTTGGGGGCCCCTATAGGGGGGGAGACGGGAAGCTACGGGCGTAAAAAAACCCCGACAGTCTTGGGGGGACCATCGGGGTCTTGGCGGGGCAGGTTGGGGAATGTATATATGTATCCCCGGCGGGCTTACAATCCCATTGTAGGGGCAGATTTTGGTTTTGTCAACACTTCGGGCGTACTCTAGGGAATTTTTTTGCCTCCCCATAGGTAAGCCGGCGTTTTTACTGCGATTATCATTGACAAATTTTATTTTTGACCCCCATAATGACTGTGTGTTTAGGTACAACGCGGTAGAGAGAATCGATTTTTAGCACACATCTTGTACAGAAAGTCTCCAAATCGCACGTAGTTAAGCATCCTATTACCCCGTAGTTGATAACCATTAGCTATCACGCCCATAGAAGGCCCCTATGAACCTCCTACCACAGAAGCCGCAGAAGAAACGTGAGCTCAACGACCAACAAAAGACATTCCTCAACGCTCTCTTTGAGAACGGTGGGAACTTCTCGCGTGCCTGCGAAGTTGCAGGTTACTCGCAGGGTTCCATCGGATATCTCAAAGAGTCTCTCGCTGACGAAATTATCGAAAGATCACGGTCTATTCTTGCAGGTGGAGCTATCAAGGCCGCAAACAAACTTGTGGCGACGATTGACGCGGACGAAATCCAGCGTGGAGATAATATCCGGCTACAAGCCGCGGAATCTCTCCTCAATAGAGTCGGCCTCGGGAAACAAGAAACTCACAACCACAACGTCCAAGCTGTACATGGGGTGGTACTACTCCCCCCGAAGAAAGAGATGGTTATAGAACATGGCGAAGAATAAACCGTATACTAATCCTCCTCGTGATGCGAACTGGACAGGGGCCCCTCGACTGGGTACACAGCGAGATTACAACAAAGATGCTCCTACACAGTACCAAGAGAACAGAGATAACGAGGATTCTGCAGTAAAGAGAGTTCAAGGTTCGGGCATGCCCACATCTTCTCGTATTAAGGAAACAAAACCTAAAGTTGTTCGTAAGCCTAAGCGAATCGTAACCTAGTATGGCGTGTAGGCTTTTCGCAAAAAGCAATCCGCTCGACAGGCCTGTTGTATCTATTCCCATCGGTAAGCTCAAGAACTCCTACCCCGGCAAGATCGCCGTGATATCGGAAGTGAAGAGGTCTATCAAGGAAGCTGGATTGCTCAATCCCCTCTTCGTACTCCCCGAAGAAAACGGCATTCACAAGGTTCACGTGGGTAACAACAGGTTCTTAGCCGCACGTAAGCTCGGATATACAGAGATTGACTGCTACATCGCCGAACCGGGTGACGATCTCAAGGAGATGGACCGCTTCTTTAAGATGAAGCCCATAGATTTTCCATGACAGACGAGAACAATACGGACGCGCCCGCTCCAAAGCGGAAGCGCGGACGCCCAAAGAAGGATCCGAACGCCCCGAAGGCCCGCTACAATCTCTCCACGGCGGAAAAGGCCCGTAGAGCGACCCAAGCGAGCATCAACAAGTCAAAGCGGGAGGCGGAAAAGAAGAAAGCCGCCGCTGAGAAGCAAGCATACAGGGCACGACAGCGTGAAAAGGCCGCTAAGAAGGTCGAGACGGCCATCAAAGGCGAAAAATCGCGTGTGGTGGACATGGGAGACGTTCAACAGCTCCCAAAACACGTGGAGGACCTCATCGGTGAGTCTGAAATTGTATTTAAGCCAAATCAAGGCCCTCAGGAGGAGTTTCTCAGCGCACCTGAGCAGGATGTTCTCTATGGTGGAGCGGCTGGTGGGGGAAAATCCTTTGCCTTACT